ATTAATAAAGAACTTCATGTAAAAATAGGACTACAATGCGGTACTATGTTTATCGAAATAGAAAGAGGTATATCACCAAATAAATTTAGTGTTCTAATTAATGGCGTTGAGTTTGATAAAGCTGGTAAGAAATCTGTACAAGAGTATTTAGAAGACGAAGTCTTTGGTATTCCATATCACGTATTTAAGAACATAATTATTCTATCAGTAAATGATTTCAAATCATTCTTAACTATGTCTAATCAAGACAAGAAGCAGATTATCGATAGAATGTTTGGTTTCTCTATTCTTAATGATATGCAGAGACAAATCAAAGATGAGAGAAGAGATATTAAATTTGATATAGATTCTTATGACGCTGAGTTAAATCAAATCATGGACTCAATTCGTTCTGTTAGAGGTAAATTAAATACTCTAATCGAAGAGTCTAATACAGCCAATAAATCTAAGATACAAGAATTAAAAGACCAGTTAGTTACTCTACATGAGACGGTATTAGATATGGACGCTAATCGTAAGAAAGAAGAATCTGCGATGAATAAGTTCAATAAAGAATACAATGAAAAGAGAACTGAAGCTGGAGATATTAAAAGAGAAATTGATTATCTAAATAAGAAGTTAGCATTATATGAAAGCGGTCACTGTCCAACATGTGAAACTAAATTAACTTCTGACTGGCACGTAAAACAAAAAGACCAATTTAGTGAAAAGATTAAAGAAGATACAGAGACTATTAAGTCGATTAAACTTGAAATGGATAGTCTTCAGACTAAGGCTAATGACGCATCTAAAGCAAAACAAGATATAGAAGGTCAGATTAGAGATAATAAGTTTACAATGAAGCAACTTAAAGACGAGTTGTTAAAAATTAAAGATACTCCACAAGGAACTGATTTTGACCATCTAAGAAATCTTATTACAGAGTTTGAAGAAAAAGAAGAAAAGAAATCTGCAAGTAAAGACCAGTTAAATGGTGACTATAACTTTATGGAAATAGTAGAGCAGATCTTAGGTGAAGATGGTGTAAAGAACTTGGCAGTTAAAACTATTCTACCAGGACTTAATACTAATATCGCTGCCATGGCACAAACTATGCACTTACCTTTTCATATTAGATTCGATGAGAAGTTCAATTGTATTATTAATCACTTAGGTGAAGATATTAATCCACTGACACTTTCAACTGGAGAGCGTAAGAAAGCAGACTTTATTGTTATTGTAGCTATTATTAAAATCTTAAAATTAAGATTCCCACAACTAAACTTATTGTTCTTAGATGAGTTATTATCTTCTGTAGACCATGACGGAGTTTACAACATTCTGAAGATTTTAAACCAAGTTATCAAAGAACATAAGATAAATACTTTTGTAATCAATCACTCTGTGTTACCACATGAGATATTCGATAAAAAGATTCAAATATATAGAGAAAATGGGTTTTCTAAATTTACTATCGAAAGTATTGATTAATACAGATATATAATAAAACGAAAAAGATTAAAATTTAACTATGGCATCAGCACAGGCAAATAGAACATTCGGTGTAACTTTCTCCGGTGGCGTAAATGCAGCAATCCTAAACTTTACTACGGCAAAGGGTAGATTACATGCAGCTACAGGTCAAGATATAGTTCACCCAAATAATTACGCTAACGTACAATGGGTCGCAGGTCCATCAGAATCAACTGGAAGTATTATAGCTTACGCAAAATTTAACGCAGAAGGTAATCCTGTTGTAGTTTCTACAATTGGTGACCAAGGTAGTGATGGTACTCCAGGTACTGCTGACGCATATATTGGCTTTAAGAGAGTTTCAAACGACACAGAATTCGTTGCAGCTATCATGTCTATAGCAGCAGCACAAGGTAATCCAAACGATTTCACAGAAAATGTGCCTACAACAGAATCTACTGCAGCTCAAGCTAAGACTTTCGCAGACGCAGATTTACCTTACTGGACAAACTACACAGTTAGTGGTGAAGCTCCAGGTCCAGGTCAAGGTGGCGGTCAAGAGACTTACACCTACTGGAACGTTACAGTATGTGGCGGCGTAGAGGAATTCTTAATGAGAGCTCCTGATGGCACAGTACTTCAAGTCGGTCAAGGATACGATCTATCAGCAGTAATCATATCTAGTGGTGAAGCTCCAGGTAATCACATTGTGATTGCATCTGAAGCTTCTGAAGGTGCTCAAATCTTCGCGATTGGATCAGAGCCAAACACATTAGAATGTACAGCATAAGAGTATAATTCAGAGATGTCGAGCTACTCCATCTCATATCGGTAAAGTAATCATACCGGTTGAATTGAAAAAGAATGGCCAATAGAGATATTGGCCATTTTTGTTACAGATAAAGGGTGATATATAACCTATGGCAACATACAATTTAAAATTTAACAAAGACGACTCTGTCATTAGACACATTATTGTCGGACTTCTAGCAGACCTAAATAACAAAATGAGCTTTCATCGTCAGATTAGTAACGACGAGAGAGTAGAGGTAGATATACCTTTCTTTTATGCTGTTGGTGGTGATGAGAATTTTATGAAAGATAATTTTTTATTCTCAAATGTAAATGGTCTAACATGTGACCCTGATGGTGAGTTTGCAGATGGTAACTATGATAAAGTACCAAGAGGTATTGTAAACCTAACGTCGTTTAATGTCGATCCATCTAAGCTAGTTAATAAGAGAAACTTAGGTCAATACTCGATGTTAAATGAACAAGGTCTAATGGAAGGTTTTGTTGCCGAATTTGAGATGGTTCCTGTAGTAATCGGCGTAGACGTAGAAATTTTAGTATCAAGTCAATTAGACTTATTCAAAGTTACTGAGGCTATTGTAAAGAAAATGTACAAGGCTAATTTCTATCACGTAGATGCTGGTCACTTAGAAGAGGGAACATATAGAATATCATCTGAGTATATGATGCCAGATGACTATACACAGGAAAGACCTGTAGAATATAGCTTTGATGATAAACAAAATCATAAAGTAACATTTACTCTAGAGATTAACTCATTCGTACCTTCATTTGACTTTGAAGAAGATACTTATAGAAAATTCACTAGAACTAGTTATGCCAATGCTATATGTGGTGATTATGGAGATCCAAATGGTTTCCTAGATCCTAATATGACTCCTAATGTATATTATGATAGCTTCGAACCAGCTAAATGGGAAGCAAACGGCAGTGAGTGGATAAAAACAGAAGTAGGTAAAGACTGCTCCCACCCAGACGTTATTAATACTTTAGGTCAGAAACAGACCACTGAAACTCAAATTAAGAGAATTAGTAGAAGAAGAAAACAGTCTAATAGAATGTTTACAATTGGTAACTCAGATCTAGTTAATTCTGTAAATACAGAACAACAGCAATCAATGCTTGGAGATAACTATAAAGTTAAAGCCAAGAGGTTCCCATGGGGAGATAACATTGAAGAATAATTTGACTGATATATAGTATAAGAAAACATAAATAATTTGAAATGACAAATTCAATAAACAAAGAAGTAGTATCACCAATTCTAGAGCAAGGACAAGGTTATTTGTTCCATGCTGCAGGTGCAAACTTCAAAGTAACTGGTAGTCACATGGAGCAAGTTGCAGAAACTAATGATGTATTTAATACACTAGTTGCAGCTAATAAAGCTTTTGAAATCACTAACGAAGGTATTTCATTCTTATATGACTACAACAACAAACAAATACTTTCTAAGGTTGAAGAGGGTGCAGTTGAATCTTTCGATAACTTAAATACTTTAACAGAGAAAGAGGCTTTCTTACAAGGTCAAGCTAAAGAATTAAGATTATCTGGTCTAAAAGGCCCTGCATTAACTGAAGTCACTAAGGAATTAGTTTCAACTCAAGCTGCAATCGAAGAGGCTAAGGCTTCATCTATTGCTATTAACTTTAGATATGTAAAAGAATCAAACGCATTTTTTGCTGGTAATATCGAAGTAACATTAGGTAACGAAGAGTCTTTAGCTGAAAGATTTTTCAATGTAGGTTACATTAAGTACCAAGACAAAACTCTCTTAGAGATGTTCCAAACTGCAGCTAAAAACTTTGAAGCATTTAAAGTATTAGACTTCTTAACTGAGTCTAAGTCTGACGGTATTACAGTTCTTTCAATGAGAGCAGAGAAAAATGTATATGTATATAGACTAAACGAAGGCACTAAGATTGCTAAATTCAAGAAGATGTTAGCAGACGCTGCAATTGAATTTGTAGCAGAAGAAACTGGTGCTGATGTAACAGAACAATTCTCTGACTTATTAGAAACTGCATCAAGAGTTACTGAAATGAGAAAAGAGAAGATTACACTCTACAAAGAGATGTTATCATTCCTATATGACCAAAGAGGTAAATTAGCAGAAGCAGATAGAAATCTTCCAGATATTAAAGCTGCTGATAATTTAATTGAAACTGAAATCGCTAAGATTACAGAAGATCTTAATGAATTAGAAGATAAATTAGATATTGAAGATGGTTATGTAAATGCTTCATTAAAATCAGAAGTTGATGGTTTACCAGAAGATGCTTCAATTAAAGTTGACGCTGTCGAATTTAATCAAGCAGGTAAGAATGATATTCTAACAGTTTTCTTTGAAGACAGACCATTCAGAGTAGAGAAGTACAAGATTAACATCTCACAAGAAGACAACGTATAATCAATACGTTCACCTTATTATTTAAAGAAAAGCTCATTTCGAAACAAATGGGCTTTTTTTCATATAATTGATAATCAATTAGAATTAAACGTGCCAAGAAAAAAGAATTACTTAAATAATCGGGACTTATACGACCAGATTGTTCTATCTTTAGAAGCAGATAAACTTACTAAAGATGCAGAGAAAATGCTAATACTAATAGCGGAAAGAGCTATTAGAAAATTAGTGTATTTGAATGAAGATGATAAACATGATTGTTTACAATTTGCGATATTAGACCTGTTAAAGTACTGGAGGAATTTTAATCCTAAGTACACTAACGCATTTGCATACTTTACGGAGATTGCAAAGAGAGGGTACGCAAAGGGCTGGAATAAAATTCACCCAACAAAATATAAGAACACAATGTCGATGGATCGTATTAACACGAGAAATGGTGACGGCGATTCTGGTATGTTTAACATCTAATGTCGATAAAGAACTTAAAACCAACTGGAAACTCAGGGTTTATACAAGGATATTTTACACCAGAAAACCCTGACAGATATATCGGCCCAACGCCGATCATTTATCGTTCCTCTTGGGAAAGAAAGTTTATGATAATGTGCGATACAAAAGATAATGTATTAAAATGGTCAAGTGAACCTGTTGCTATTAAATACAGGTCAACGATGGATAAAAGAGAACACACTTATTATCCTGACTTCTATATGAAAACTAAGGGTGAAGAAGGCCCAGTAGAGTGGTTAGTAGAGATTAAACCAGAAGCACAGATTAAAAAACCTAGACCACCTCTTAAGAAATCACAGAAAGCACTTAAGTCCTATAAATTCTTAGCAGAACAGTATATTAAGAATAGAGATAAATATGCCTATGCTAATGCTTGGTGTGAAAATAGAGGTTGGAGGTTTATTGTTCTAACAGAAAAGACTCTTAAATAATGGGTAAAGTAAGAAAGGACATAAGATTATTAAGTAAAGAAGCTGGCGGAAAGCTAAGAGCTAGAATGGATGCTGAGGCTTGGTTTGAATCTAGTAAGAAAGCTATTAGAGAGAAAGCGGTTAGTGCAGATGGTAGACCATTTGTACCAGGTAAGATTTATGTGTTCAGATACAATAATCCAGTTTCTGCTTATTGGTGGGATAGTAATCCAGTAGTATTGGCTTTAGATCCGCCAAACTCAGCAGGTAACGATATGGGTATTAATCTAAATATGTTGCCTGTCTCAGTAAAAGAAGATTTGTTAGATTTTATATATGACCAATATGAGCAGTATATAAATGGACAAACTAGAGGAAATAAGCTAGAGAATGCAAGAGCACAAGCAGGTTTACCATCATTTAGTTATGATGGTGCAAAAGCATTTCTACAGCGTTATGGTTTTGATTTCGCCATAAGACAATATAAAAGAAATCGTAAAGGTAATCAGGTGATAGTCTCGTATGAGAACTGGGCAAAGATAGTACTCTGTGACTTTATCGAGCTAAATGGCTCGTCAATTGGTAAGATCAGAGCAATGTTCAGAAACCACCTAAATAAATGAGATATATAAAACAGAAATAATAATACATTATGGCAGGTTTTACTGACAAAAGAAACGGACCTTTAAGTTCAAATAGCAGACCATTTAGTCTCTCCAATGCATTGAAGACACTAAGTTCTTTTGGTATGCGCTATGATGACATGGTCTTAAGACAATCACAAGCGATTGGTCCAATGGAAGACCAGTTCGGCTACAACCAAGTAAATGGTATTAATCCATTTGGTCTAGATAACGATGACATCTATGGTGCATTCGCTGCATTATCGATGACAGATATTAATATGAAGAAGAACGTACCGTTCTTTGATATTGATTATCCTGGTAAGAGAGATGAATTAAGAAGATTTTCACTTAATGATGAAGTAGAAGATATTCTAGATATTCTTTGTGATGAGGCTGTTGTATATGATGAGAAGAATTTCTTTGCACAACCATCTATTATGGGACTTGATGTCTCTGATAGCGTTAACAAAGACCTTAACAAATACTTTAGACAGATCTATCACTACTTTGGTTTTAACGGTGAGCAATCAGCATGGTATTTCTTTAGAAAATTCTTAGTAGATGGTTATCTAGCATTTGAGATTATCTACTCACCTGACCAAAAAGAAATTATAGGTTTCAAAGAGTTAGACCCAATTACTCTAATGCCTGGTTTTAATAAAGACGACGGTAAGAAAGTTTGGATCCAGTATAAAGACGAACCTACAAAAGAAAGAGTTCTATATGACTCTCAAATTATTTACATTTCATATTCTTCCCTTTCAACTGCTTCAAGAGTTAGTTACGTTGAGAGACTAGTAAGATCTTTTAACTTACTAAGAATTATGGAACATACCAGAGTGGTATGGGCAGTAACCAACGCTTCATTCAGAATGAAGTTTATTATTCCTGTTGGTGGTAAATCTAAAACAAGAGCAAAACAATCGTTAGCTCAACTAATGAATAACTATAAAGAAGTCGTTGACTTTGACTTCGAGTCTGGTTCATTAACTACAGACGGTAAACCAATGTTACAATTCTCTAAAGAATACTGGTTACCTTCTAAAGACGGTGAGCAACCAGAGATTGAAACTCTTGGTGGTGAAGGACCAGATCTATCAGATACAGAAGCACTCAAGTACTTCTCTGATAAATTAAAAGAGGTTTCAAAAATTCCTTACAACAGATTCTTATATGAAGATGATGGTGGTGACTATGCATTAGCAGGTGATGGTATGGTAAGAGATGAGATTAAGTTTGGTAAATTTATCAAGCGTCTAAGATCAGTCTTCCAAGAGATACTAGTAAAACCACTTTATATTCAAATGTGT